GTGCGATAACTACACAGCAATTGGTGTCTTTACAGGGCTGGCTCAAAGAGCAGATAGGCATTTTTAATGATCGAAAACTTTAATAAATCCTTTGACCTGCTAATGAAAAGCGAAGGTGGATTCGTTCAGGACCCCAATGATTCTGGGGGCGCTACCAACTGGGGAGTAACTATGGCTACCTGGAAAGCCTATGTCAATCGCCCTGTTAGTGTCCAGGAAATTAAAGATTTGACACCAGTAATGGTCAAACCATTGTATAAACAGAATTACTGGAATCCAGCAGGATGTGATATTTTACCTAGTGGGGTGGACTATGTGGTTTTCGACTTTGCTGTCAATGCGGGTGTCAAAAGATCTATCAAATGCTTGCAAAAAGCCGTTGGAGCAGACGCAGACGGTGTCTTGGGTTCAATTACTCAAGCTCTCATTCGGCAATCTAATCCAATGGATGTGGTGGAGCATTTCACCGAAGAAAAAATAGCATTTTATAAATCATTAAACAATCCTCACTTTGAAAAAGGCTGGCTTGCTAGGGCTGATAAAGTAGAGGCTAATGCAGAACAAATGTTCACTTAACTATAGGAATTAAACCATGCCACTTAATAAATCAAAGTCAAAGAACGCTATCTCTGCTAACATTAGCAAGATGGTCAAGGAAGGCAGACCTCAAAAACAAGCTGTAGCCATTGCCTTAACTGTTGCTCGTAAACCAATCGGGAAAACAAATGCCAGAAAATCTAAGCGTTAATAGACCTATCATGCGTGTTACTCCTATGGGTAATATGCCTCGTAGAACAAGTCGCATTGTTAAGAGTTCTAAACGGGCTAGAAGAAGCCGATAATGTATGGCAAGCAAACCTAATCTATCGGTTGGGCGAGGTGAGAAGCTATCAGTCAAGGCTGGTGGTGGCTTAACTGCCAAAGGTCGTGCCAAATATAACCGTGCTACAGGCAGTGATCTAAAAGCCCCAACTAAATCAGGACCAAGGCATAAATCGTTTTGTGCTAGGTCTGCGGGTTGGAAGGGTAAACGAGGTAAAGCAGCTAGAGGAAGGTGGGGTTGTAGTAGATGAAAAACGGACTATACGCAAATATCAATCGAAAGAAAGCTAGGATCGCTGCTGGCTCAGGCGAAAAGATGAGAGCAGTAGGTACTAAAGGCGCACCCACTGCTAAAGACTTTAGGGATTCAGCAAAGACTGCTAAGAAACCATCAAGGCGAGGGCGTTAAGCTACCCTCAAAAGCGTATGTCCCAATGTGGGATAGCTGACACCAAGGCGCTGCCCAAACTTTACCGCCAGTCAATCTCCAAATACGGCAGAAGTGATAGTCCTCTGACAGTAGGCGATTGGTTTCAAGCTCAATGCTAGTGGCAAAGTATTCATAAATCTTTTCTTGTTGTTGCATTTGCCCTGATAGATCAGCCACATCATTGCTGTACTGTGGTACATGATCGGCTAACTTAGTAAAGACTTCTCGCTTAATTAGCATGAAACCTGTACCACCATTAAATATCTCGACTGGCTTGTTCACAGGCACGGTTACCTCGCCCACATAATCTACCAGGTTTACTACAAAGCTACCTGTATGGCTTTTGAGATTCTCAAATGGTACGCCATTATCAATTGCTTTCTTAACGCTTCCCCAGTTAATCTCTTTCTTAGGGTAGATGCCACAGATAATCTCCTTATCAACCGAAAGCATTGGGATAATGTCGGCTGCATTAAATTTAATATCAGCATCAATGAACATCAGATGAGTACTTTCACTCTTGAGAAATTGGTGAGTCAAAGCATTTCTAGCCCGTGTAATTAGGCTTTCATTAAACATAAAACTAAAGCTCAAATCAATATTATGCTCTCGGCAAGTAGCAGTTAGATGCAAAATAGATTGCATATAAAACCCTGCCCCCATCCCCCCATACATAGGGGTTGCAACAAATAGTTTAATTTTTTGGGGTGTGGCTGGCTCTACTACTTTCTTTTTGCGTGGCATATCTATCCCTAAATAAAGTTATCGGTACTGGCTTGTACTACTTCGTTAATCAAAATATTCTTACGGTCATTAGAACACTCATGTAAACAAGTACGCTTGGCATTGAAGTTCATCATATAGTCCTTGGCTTCCTGGCTGAACCACAGTTCTTTAAAGCTCTGATCCTTGAGTGAACCAATCATCCCCGTGTTGTCGTAGGCTTTGTTATGACAGGCGTATACCCCAAGGTCAGCCCCGATAACAGGCACCGTTTGCATGATGTAGCACCGCTTATAGGACCTGATGGGCGAGTGACTGCTGCCAGGAGTAATGTTGTAAGTACTGTTAACACTAAAATGATCGTCAACCAAGCTGGCAACTTCTTTGAGTTGAGCATTAACAGAATCAGCAATAGCATTGTGATAATCATAAAAATCTGGTACATACATAGGGCTGTAGCGCACATTCTCGACTCCAATACTTTTTAATAAGCGGGTGAACACCCCCAAATTTTCGTAATTGTTGCGATGCACAATATAATTAACCGCTAGATCACAGTCTTTTGCTTTGTGTTTAGCAAACTCCTCGATGTTTTTAATCACACTATCAAAACTCTTTTCTGAAACATTCCTAAAACGCTTCATCTCTGCGCCATTGGTGTAGTCCATGCTAACCCTTACCCACTTGGCATTACGCAGCACCACGGCTCTTTCCTTGGCTAAATTTTGACCGTTAGTAATGATGGATAGATCAATGCCGTATTCCAAAGTCTTAGACATGATCTCTACAATGTCTGGGTGCATGAGTGGCTCTCCCCCACCAGAATAAGTAATTGCTTTGACACCCATGGTGTGCAGGTCATTTAAGATCTCTAACATCTTCTCTCTAGGGATAGTGTCATCCTCTTTCATATCTTCGTGCATACCTGTATGGATATGCTCCTCCTCGCCCCCATCCTTAACACGAAAACCCGTGCTATAAGCGCAAAAAAAGCACCCGTGGTTGCAAAGATTGATTGGCTTGATACGAACATAGATTGGCGCAATGATCTCGTTTTCTAAAAACGAATTGACCTTCCCCGCCACATGAAAAATCTTGAAATCCGAGTATTTGTTAGTTTTCATATTAGATCTTTATATTCCACTAGAACCGTTGAATATAAGGCTTTGTCGGCTTTTTCATACGAAAAATTGATGTCCGCAACAGTTTTTAATTGCACGACTGGCATAGTCACCATAGCCTGTAAACCTTCGGTAAAGTCCTGAATATGAGTCGCTCCAGTGTATAAAGGCTTGTTTTTGTTGCCTACAATGCACCGAATGATGACTTTTGGATTAAATTCACCCTGGGAGATCGTGCTGATCTTATCTAGATGGTTAACTAGCGCATCCATGCAGTTCATTAAAAAGTCCATGCGTTCTAAGAACACCACTGGCTTGCAACCCACCAGCGCCATACCAATAGCCATATCCATCATCAGGTTCTCAGCTACTGGCATCTCAATGATTTGCGACTCTGGCACATTGACTAGCGTACCTAAAGCTCGACCTTTGAGTAAACCATAGCCTATAAACCTAGTCTTAGGATCAGCAGCCAAATAAGTATTGGCACGAATTAATGCGTCTTTATAGCTCATTTCTCTTGTGCCTTTCTTAGTATTTCTTTAGCAAAGTCTTTAATATCACCTTTGTAACTAAACCAAACAGCATCTATTTCCTCATCTGTTAGTTCTTTTAATTGTGGTGAACAAGTATGAATAGAATCGCCTGTAACTCTTTTGCCACAATCTAAACAAACAGTCCACGCTACTGGTTCATTGTTCATTTCACATCCTTAAAGATAATGTGCTTCTTTGTTCCGTTACCAGCATGGGGATAAGTTGGGGTGTAATGATTACGGATCACACAGCCTGGCATCCTAAACCGAAACTCAAAAGGATTACGCCCTGCTAGAGTAGTGTCTACTGAGCGATTGTTGTCCTCAATGATGAAAGTACACGGTAGATCATGCCCTGCTACCATGCGGACCGCTTCATAGAAATGACCTTGATCTTCAGCCCCGTCACCTAAAAAACACCAGACACGGTTGCTACTACCCGCCTCTTTTAAAGCATAGGCTACGCCAGCAGCAATGCAGCAAGTGCCAGCAAGGATGCTGCTAGTAAAAAAACGATGCTTGCGAGAATACACAAACATAGAATTTCCAGCCAATATCGAATTTTGTAGTTCATTTTTTGGTATCCCTGCTAAAAGGGCGTGGTGGTGATTACGATGGGTAGAAAAGAACCAGTCCCCTTCATTCGCCTCACCAAACAAATCAATCAGAAAATCCTCATTACCTCCTGATAGGTGAATAAGGTACGGTAAATCCCCGTTTTCCCACAACTGCGCTGTTTCCTGCTCAAACGCAATGAGTTCTTCTTTACTAGCGTGTTTCATGCAAATTCCATTAAATTCAAATTACGGTAAATCACCCCATCAGACCATTGTTTATCAACTGATCTACGGTACAAGTCAATCATCTGTTCAGGATGAATAAATAAAGGATCACTATGTTCAAAACAAAAAGCATAGACCAAGGGCGCTGATCGACTAGAAAACCACTCCATCATCAGTGGCAGCAGATCAATCTCTTTCTTTTTGATGTTGGCTGTACCCTTTACATTGACCACATAGGTGCTATCAGGGCGCACCATGACATAATCTGGCAAATTTCGTAATAAGGTAGACAAATCATAGAAAGTGCTTATAGCGTTGTTTTTCTCATCAAAACCCACCCGTCTACATTCATAGTGGTTTTCCTGGCAATATTGCTCAAACAACACCTCACCCCTGTTCGCAACAGTTTGCCTCTCTATATAGGTATTTGAACCCTTCACTTGGAAAACGCCATTGCAATAAAAATTACAGCAAAAAGAACAATAAAATACATTGCCATTTCAAAATTCTTTCGCCTGATAGATTTGTAATCTCCAAGTAATATCGACTGTATTACTTCCATATCTTCTGATATTTCTGGGCGAGTATCTTTTTGGTAATACTTGCCAATTTCTAAACCTGTTTTAGTTCTGTACGGTACATTCATAGCTATCCCCATAGTTAGTGCCAGCTTGCCCAAATAGATGGCTGGCGCACCTTACCTAACTGCCTTCTTGTGAAAGGCTCAACTCTGAGCTATCGGAGGACAACAATTCAATTAAGACACGGCAACCGCCACCTTTGACGGGTTTGCCCCTTTCAATCACTAATCGCTCTACCTGGACATCAGAATTAATCACTCCTGCGTGCTCTAAACTATCCAAAATGGCTTTAGCGCAGTTGTCAATGTCCATGAGCTTTTTTGATCTCGGTTTTAAAACAATGTGAACCATCACGGCTTGATCTCCCAATTTACGCACTCTCCACTCTAAGCAAAACATAACGACTGCTTTTCTAAACTCTACGCCTCGCTTACTAATGTATCTACGATGCCCACTCGTCATCCAATAGTTATTGATTGACGGTGGGTAGGGAAGATCAAGAATAATCATGCACAAGAGATCGGTTTAAAGATGCCTTCTTTATCTACATCCCAACAGCAAATGCCACCCCCTGAAACGGGTTCGCATTTAGTACCAGCTTGGGCTATAGGCATCATCACTAAAATCATACTAAAAAGGAACATCACTGTCTTTAACATGATTGACCTCCTTTGGGTAGTTACTATCAGGATTAGGTGTCCAGTTGTTCTCATTAAGGCTAATGATCTGCCCTTTGGGATTGTTCTTAGTCCAGGCGCTAATGCGTACTTCCTCGCCCTTCTTATAATCTCTGCTGAGTTTTAGTGAACCCTTCCAATCAGGTCCAGCAGGATTCTTTTTGTCGAACTCCTGCAACAATCCGCCTTTACCTTCTTGATATATAAAACTAGCCATTTGCGATTTCCTTTCTGTGGATATTGAGCTTGGATAAGAATTTTGCGACTGTATTGCCGTCAAAAGTTTTCGTATAGGTATCATTGCACTGCCTTAAAGATTGAATTTTGTCCTCTTTTTCCTCCTTAGAGAGCTTGGTTGATTCGTGTATCTTGGCGTGCATTTCTGCATAGCCATCAATCCAATCATCTGAAGTAAGGTATTGAGCATAAGGTTCATCACTACCAGGGATATACATAGGTATGCCTTTGATGATGTCCTCTTTCAAGTTCTCTATAGTCACTACTTCATCACCTAGCTTGGTGACAATGCCCATGTTCTTTGGCTTTGGTGCTGCCTGTGGCTCAAAGTCAATCACTTCCTCAGGAGCATACATATTGCCTAAGCACCCTGGAAAGACTGTTCTGATTCCTTCTGATAAACAGCGTGCCCTAAGCATAGCCCGTGGATATTTAGACCAGCCTGAATTAGGTTTAACTAAACCAATCTTAGTTGCTTGCTCGATAGTCCAGGTTAGCTCTAAGCTACCACCATTAGGGTGTGAAAAGATACCTGTTACTTCACTATCGGTATAGACCTTCCATTCCACCTTGCCACCAGCAGCTTGAAAGCGTGCTTGCATAGAGGCTGACTTGAGTGCTGGTCTACCTAAAATAATGTCGTAATCTCGTACTGCACTAGCAAATGGCATCCCGTCAGCCTGTGCTACTAAGCCTAAAGCAATGACCTGGTTTACATCCTTCATGCCAAATAGATTACTTTTGACCATTGCTTGCGCCATCTGCTCCATGTCAGCATAAGGTATTAAGTTGTTACTCATGATTGTTTCCCCGTTAATAAAGTGTTGTTCATTTAACTAAGAACCTACGGCTACCTGGTTGCTCCATCACAAACTTCTCATAAATATCAGGCATGGCTTGCTTAAATAGATCACTAGCAAAGCGCTTAGAGGGCTTAGTAGAGCGCCAAGTCACTAGCGTTGATCCGTCTACACTCACTACTGCTGATTTGTCACCTAGAGCGTTCCTGATCGCTACTTCTATCTGCTCCTCAGCGCCTTCAAGCTCTTTAATCTGACCCTTGATCGCCTTGAGTTGCGCTACTGCTTGCTCCATCTGTTGCGTGGCTACAACTTGCTCCTCTGTGCTGGTCGGATAAATCAGCTTAGTTTGCTCAATGGTTTCCGCTTCAGGCAAAGTATTCGCCTTCACAAAGCCCCAATACACAGCCATCTTTTGTATGAATTCATCCTTCTCAGCCTCACTAATCTTAAATTCAAAGGTCTGAAACTCTTGACCACCAAATAGAACCGCCAGGACAATACGCTCAACTCCATGACAAGCAGCTTCATGCACTAACTGGGCATAGTCAGCAAGCGGGATCGTATTGGTGTCAGCATCAAACTTCACCCTAGTACCAGCGTTGTAGTTCTTAGCCTCTACTAGCGTCTTACCATCAGCCGATATGAAATCAAAGTGTGATCTAAACCAGTCATGCTTGGGGTGAGTCATAGCATAGTCAGCCTCTTTGAGTTCAATGCGTAACTTCTCTTGGGCTAGTTTGCCAATGATCGGTTGCATCACATGACCCATCTGCACTACTTCAACTTGCGATAGATCAGGAATAGGCATTTTGCCTTGTTTAGTGAGGATTGCATCTACTGCTCTACCATTGGCAGCCTTACGACTATCACCACTCCACCAGGCGCTATTTCTAACCTCGTCTGCAAAGTCTGCTTGATTGTTCATCATGCTCCCCTTGTTAATATATTGATTAATGCAATGTAATGATTAATCTGCTTGCGACAGAACTCAGATTGTTCTTTAGCATCTTTTAGCTCATCAGATAATTGAAATAGTTGATCGTCTTGCCTTGCAATCAGGTTCTCTAAGCGCTGTATTTCTTTATAAAGTTCAGAGGGATTAACTTTCTTGACTGCTGCTTTTCTTGTTGCCATGCTTATCTCCCAAAAGGAATGTTGGATAAATCGTCTAGATCATCAGCCGTGTAAATGGGTGTGCGCTGTGGTTTGTAAAACTTACCCTCTTTACCGCAACCAGTAAGGTCTAGGGTTCGCTCAGTGTGAGCATTACGATACTCAGTCTTGCCTGTCACTAGGTCTAGGTAATTAGTCTTGAGGCATAAGCCTGTCAGATCTTCGTAGTGAATACAATCAATGCAGAACTTCATGTTGGTACTCCTTTAGTTAGGTCAATCGGATACAACAACTCTAATGTAAAGGATTAATAATCTTAATGCAATACACTATTTGTTAATGTGTTGTATTAAAACAATGCTTGCGTAATTTATTTTTATGTGGTGTAATTTCGGCATTGAGGAATTGATCACTCAGATTAGGGTTTAGAGGTAGTTTTGTGGGTTTAGGTAAGTATCTTGAACATTTACTTAAGCCGATCAATCACAGAATTACCCCTAAACCCTTTTTGTTTGCCTGTTCCCCGTAACGGGGGCATTACCCACCCCTCCCGTATGGTGTAGCGCCAAAGGGAATAAACATAGTGGCTAGTATCTAGAGGACTCTAACAGGGCTGCACCTCTTTAGTTAAGCACTTAGATAAACGATAGCTACCGCTTAAAAGCGATCACCCCTATATGAATAGCGGGTTAGATGCTCACTCATTTTTTTATGGGGTAATCTAATTGGGGTAAGCTAATTGTTTTCCCACCCTGCTAGTGTTGCCAACTTACCTGCTGCTGACTGCTGTAATGGATTGCCAGCTAAACCACCCTAGTAAAACTCTCGCCTGTGCATACACGCAACTGAATTTTTGATCGTGACTTTTATGAGAATAAGCAAAACAATCTCTCTCAAAAAAGAGTTAAAACATAGGGAAAGTAGATTGAAATTTAATAGAATGATTAAAACGCCTTGTAAGCGCTTAAAAAAATAGGGGCTGTTATGCCCCTAATGAGTGTTAAAAGATCGCTACAGCCCCAATACTAGCCAAATAAGAGGTATTAAAGAGAATAAAGAGATCACTAGAATGATCTTATCTAATAGAGTGTCTTTATAATTCATGATTAATTGATCCTATATTCCATAAATTTATCATTGTCTAAAAATACTAAAAATGTATTTTCGCTAGTGGGAATGTACTCTTTAGCGGGTTTATCTAAATATAGCCATGATCCGCCTTCTAATTGAATAGCGTTAGATTGACGCTTAACTATATCCCTAGTAACCCCAATTAACTTTCCTTGTGGATACCAGTCATGCCTAGTCATGGTTAAAGAATTACCTTCTACTAATTTACGCTTTATATCGCTAAATGTTTTCATTAATAAACCCTCCCTTGTTTAACCGTAGAATTCCAAGCATTAAAACTTAATGGCGTGAGCCCTTGCTTAGCGCTCCAATAGCAATAAGCACTATATTTATCTTTAGCACTCATCTAAGCCTCCAAATCTTCAGTGATCCACGCCATGATTGTGCATAACTCATCCCATTCAAGATCATGTTCCGATCCACTAATAGAGTTTTCCCGATAACATTCGAGAGCCTCCCATAATCGCTCAATTTGTGCTTGTTTATCAAATCTTGTGATAGTCATATATCCTCGCTTGGTTAGGTATTGGCTTACAAAATGTAAACCCCTAAAGCGCCTATAAATAAGCGCCTTAGAGAGTACATTTAGGCTGCTGCTTGGTTTGTCAGTGCATCTAAACCGTTGATATAAGTAGCTGCCTTTTGAGCAAGTGCTGCTGCATTAAATATTGCCTTGTTATCATCTTTTAAGCACTTGAGCCATGATCCGATATAGTCAGCATGACGCAAATCACCCTGTATTCCGTGATCCTGGCATAAGAAAGCAGCGCCCATCTCTGCTACTAATTCCTCGAAAGCATAAGCGCTATCAGCAAATCGCTTGCCCTTAGTACGATCTAGTCTATGTTTAGCACCTGACCAGTGTGTGATCTCATGCAAAACAGTAGCGTAATAGTGATCTTCACTGATGAAGGTGTTTTTAGCTGGCATTGTGATGCTATCGTCACTAGGTCTATAAAATGCCTGGCTGCCATTGTGCTTAATGTTAGCTCCAGTTTTTAGGATACGATCTTCAAGAGCAGGAATAGGATTGAAATTAGGCAACACTGGTGCTGGCTGCTCATAATCAATATCATCAACTTGTGAGATATTAAAAACATAGTAGGATTTTAGGCAGTGATACATTGATTGTTCATTGTTACCAGTGGCAGGGTTGATAGCATCTTTAACTATAGGTGAATAAAAAACAATCATTGTGCCTTTTTCACCTTTTTTAACATTCCCGCCTAATGCTTGCCATTGCTTGAATGATCCCCAATAAGGAGCAGCAAACCCTGACATTCCTAGAATTAAACGATTGATCCCGTTATATCCTTTTTTGGTAACAATGTTTTGATCTTCATTGCTGCCAGCTTTCCAGGGCTTAATCCAGGGAGCAGCACCCTTTTCTAGTTCTTCAATGATTCTATCTGTTACTTGTTGATACACTTTATTTTCTATGCTCATTTGATTGCCTCTTTAGATTAGATAAAAGATAAGATGCCGCGAATAATTGATACGCCTGGAATTGATAGCACAAGCACAAGGAATGTGTAATCGCTATCTAGTATTGCTTGAATTGTTTTTTTCATCTTGATGCCTCTTTAGGTTAGGTTTTTGTTTACTACAGTTTGATTCTAATGCTATTAATACTATTAATACTAGTAATGTTTAAATAAATATTTTAATTAAGATTGACAAATTGATAGCTTTTTTCTATAGTGATCCTATTAATACAATTAATATAATTGATAAATTGTTACTTTATAAAATAGGTATATAAGTAAATAGAGTGACTATTGGAAAAG